GCTACTTCATCTTTAGTGTAGCGACCATTTTCGTCACGTTTTTTTGATGTTTTTTTAGCTGGCATTTGGTGTTACCTCGTTTTGTATTCGTTGAGCTTCCGCTTGATTTTTAGGATCTAATAATTTATGACCCTGTAATGCAGAAGGAGCTAGATCTTTAATAAGCTGCTGTTGTTGTTCAGCTTGCAACTCTTGAGCTATCTCTTCTTTTGATTTTATCAAATTTAAAGTCTCAATACCAACACTATTAGCTAACCTTATGATCGCTTCGTCAATGTTCATGTACCTTCTCATAACATCTACACCTAATGCTTGAGCTATAGTGCCTATAAACTCAATAAGTTTTGCTTTATCTGCATCCCTTCCAAGACCATTTATACCTGTTACTATTTTTGGTCTTACTAACTTATCAGGAAGTTTAGGTGCTTTACCTGCTCTTATAAGAAGATGTAATTTTCTACGTAAATATTTAATCTGAAACTCAGAACTTAAGACAGAATATATACCACCTAACGTAGCTTCTAAAGCATTACTCATTATTTGTATTTCAGTACTGGTAACACGTTCTGCATCCCTTTGTATGCTTTTAGTCATAAGAAAAGCATCTTCTAACCTTTTCTCTAATGTTGCCTTAACTCTCTCAGCTACAGCAAAGTCATTAGCTTTATTAGTTTGCAATGTAGATACATCAGTAGCAAGTCCTTCACGTACTGCACCATTAGGTGCTTGACTTACTGACTTTGGTGAAGTTACACCATTTGGATTTATAAAATATATTGTTCGTGCAGATGCAGCAGCACCCTCTACTATTGCTTGTGTTAATGCTTCTAAAGTTATAAGATCACCTTTGTATTCATTAACGTATGACGTACCATAATTTGTATCTGTTTGAGTCCAACGTAAGACAATAAAAGGTGATACATCAACAGGTGAAATACCATCTGTACCAGGTATTTTTTCTCCTTTACATTCTTGAAACCATACATGATTATCACCTTGACGTTCTACTCTTGTATAAATATCTATTTCCGTACCATCCATAGATTCTGTATAATTTTCTTTTTGTTTTATCTGCTCATAAAATTCTGGATCTAATGCTTTTGTTGATACAGATTCTTTTGTTACTACAGTTAATACGTTACCTACTTCATCCCTTTGTACTACATAACGATCTAAGTAATAAACTTTTAATCCATCTTCTGTTATGTATAGCAACACGTTACCTACAACTATCAAATGTTTAAGTGCTTCAAACATAGCAACTCTATCATTGCTAGTTTCTATATCTGCCATAACTGCATTTTCTAAACCACGTAAACCTTTATCTATTTCAGCCATTATTTCAGTTTGACCACTTTTTTGTAGTTCTAATTCATCAATTATTAATTTAAAAAAAGGTGTGTTAGGTGGTATTAATGCCATCAACATTTTTGCTGCGAGACTATTTGTACCAGCAGCACCTAACGCTTGCATTGGTGTTTTTATTTTTTGTTTTTTTGCAGAATTATTATTAAATAAACTAGGTATTGTTAATTTTGCACAGTCATCACCGTCACGTTCATATGCAGATCTATCTATAGACAAAGTGTTATATAAACTTTCTGCTGTTTGTTGTGTTTCCATTTTAATAATTTAAATCACGACTAGCATTAGCTAGTAAAGGTATGCGTAATGAACTTGTACCTAATCTTCTTCTTGTAGCTGCTGCACCAGTAGTTCTTGTACCAACTTGTGACCCATCTTTATTAGGTGAAGGTTGTTCTTTTCTTTTTCTACCAGTAATAGGAGCAGACGCAGTTTCTTCTGGCATAGGAGGAGTAGGTCTGGGTTCTGGTAATGGAGGTGGCGGTGGAGGAGTAGGACTACTAAATACACACATTAGATTTGACCTTCTAATACGGTTGAACTTAACATAGTTTCTTTTTGCCTTTCTTGATGCTTCTTTAAAAATTCTACAACTGATCTTTGACCAGCTTTGTACCATATTTTTCTATCATCATCTGATAGATCTGGTGGTCTACTAGGGTAGATAGAGTCTAAAGCATCTAGAAATTCGTCATTAATAAATGGCAAATCACTTGCTGGCATAAAAAAACTAAATTACTTTACTTTAATATAACGTGCAACTGCAAAATATCACACTCTTGGTTCTTAAAACGTAGGATTCCATAATTTAACTTCTCCTGTATTGTAGTCATAATCTCCTTCTCTTAGTATGCGTACTAACCTAGCATTTAATATAGCATCAGATATACCATTACCTTTTTTATTATAAGTCTTTACAACAAGATCCCACATAGACGGTAAATCTTTTGCAGAGTCTAATATTTTTGTAGCTGATACCATACCCAAACCTTTTATACCAGGTACACCATCTGTAGCGTCACCTGCTATTGTCATAGCCATAAAGTTTTTATCAGCTTGTGTTTTAGTTATTAGTTCTAATGTGTCATTTGCTAATAATAAACCAGGTATAGTTCTCATATCTTTATCTACGGAAACTATTACAGGTTCATCATAAGTATTGTTTGTACTTAATAATCCAAGAACGTCATCACCTTCTAGTTGCGGATAACTTACAGACTTATAATTATTTTTTACTTCTTCTATTACATTATGCAAACCTAGAGGATGTCTTTTATCTATTCTATTAATTTTATATTCTGTAAATATTTCATGTCTAAATGTAGGATAACTTGTAAAACACATAACTATATCATCACTACCTTTATAACCTTCTGTATCTAATATGTTTTGATAATGTTTTAATTTAAAATCTATCATGCTCATTGCTTCACGTTCATCCATAATTAATTGATGATTATATTTGTCAAACCTAATATCATGTTGGGCTGCACAACAAGAAGAATAAATTAGATAATCAGCATCAATAAGTAAAGTCATAGTTAGAAGTAGTTAGGGTATGCTTTTAGCCTGGAAGTTTCCGCATCATATAAAAGTTTATCAACTTCTCCTGTCATGCCTGTATGCCTAGACTTTAATACTTTCATTTGTAGTTGTGACCTTTCATCAGCAGAGTTCGACAACTGGTTTCTAACTAGGCTTATGCAAAGATCTGACATTTGTACAAGACCATGAGATCCTCTAAAGTCACGTAAACTAACTTCTGCACCTTCTTCATGCCCTTTACCATCTGGTCTACGTAAATGAGTTACTACAAGCAAACAAATATTAGTTTCTTCTATAAGACTACGTAGTTTAGTTGATAATATATCTAGTGATTTACGTTCATCATTATTTTCTATACCAGAAACAACTATAGATATATGGTCGAGTATTACTACATCTACACCATCTGTAGTGGCTAAGTTTCTTATTTGAGATAGTAATATATCAGGTTCTATACTGCCAAAATGATTATACAAATACAAATTTCTTGTGCCTGTTAACTTATCAAATGCGGCTTTTATAGCACTTTTATCTATAGCGTGTTGATTTAAATGTAATGGTGTATTTAAATCTATAGATACAAGTCTCATAAGAGATCTTTGTACTGATTCTTCTAACGCTATATAACCTACCTTTAGACCATTTTTTAAAAAGTGACTAGCAAACTCTCCGCATAATGTAGATTTACCTGCACCGCTACCTGCCGCTATAGATACCATTTGCGTAGGAAACAAACCACCTGTAAATTTATTTAGTTCTGGATATGGGTAGTCACAAATAGGTTTACTTGTTTCTTTACTAAATAAATCCCAAGCATCAGCGGCATTTATTATATGATCTGTTCTACATGGTTGAGCTTTCCATAATATATCTTTTAGTTCATTACCACGTTTTGCAACTAACAAATCATTAACGTCATTTATATCATCAGGTAATCTTGCTATTGCGGCTTTACCTTTAGGTAATACTTCTAATGCTTTTTCGCTACCTAGTTCACCTGCCTTATCATTATCAAAACAAATAACTGACCTGCAAAATCTATTTATAAAATCATATTCTTTTGCCAGGTATTTTGCCGCTGACTGTACACCAGATGGAACTGATACGCAGGGAAAACGGTGATTAAAAATTTGACTTGCCGCCATGCAATCAATTTCGCCTTCAAAAATAGATAAATACATATCACCTGTATTTTGTATTCTGCAATTTATTTGACCATATAACTGCACTTGTTTTATGTCACCTATCCATACAAATTTTTTGTTTGCAAACCTTATGTGTTGAGCAACATCTAAACCTTGACTGTTTTGATATGTAGCTACCTGACATTGCTGACCTTTATACACACTTACTCCATACTTAAATA